AAAAAGAAATTGTATCCCATCGTCCCTTGCTAAAGGAACATTCCACTGTATTGTTTACTCGTCTTAGAGATATGACTCCCTCTTTAATATTTACGGATGTGGCACGCATTTGTCTAGAACCAGTGTCCGCAGAAATAACAACCCATTTGTTATTTTGTTTATGCCACAGATACGCTCCAACACCTGCTCCGTCTTTTGAGTTGTAAAATTCCCCATTATGCTCATCACCATAAATCAACCCATTAGTGGTTTCAGGCTTATCAGGTCGTCCTATTCCAGTAATTATATTATAATTTGTAGGTTGTGTAGAAATTTCAGTTGGAATTTTATTCTCAACTCGTCTAACTTCACTTCCTATATATTCTGCTAACTCTGTAATTGCTGTATCAAACGCCATTATCGGTTATATCCTCTTTGATAGGCTTCTTTAAGGTTGATACCATCTAACACGGTAAATTTCCCAACAAGAAGCTGTAAAGATTGGTTGCTTTGAGTAACTTTTTGAACTAACTTATTCAAACCGTCCTCACCAGTTTGCATATTTTTGAGCAAGTCGCCTAACTCTTTAATAGTGTCAATGCTTTGCTCAACTTGACCGCCTAAAAGCTCATTTTTAACATCAGCTTTTGCTTGTGTTAAAAGTTCGAGGATTTTCTTAGCGGAGAGTGTTGAACTGTCGCCTGTTGAGCTATCATTGATGCCTGCGCTACTACTCGATAATGCTGTAATAGATTGTTTTAACTCATTGATTGCACCAACAATCGATCCCTTCTCGCTTGTTGTTAAGGTTGATAATAAACCGATAAGTTTAATGATTTCTTTATCTTTAAGCCCAACAAATTCTGCAAACTCAGTTAAAATTTGAGTAAAGTCTGGTCTTGCCATATTCTATGCTGCTCCTATATTGTAAAAAGTTTTTAATTCTTCGAGTGTTGGGATTTTTTCCTTTCTCTCGCCAATCTCTTTTATTAAACGCACTTTAACCTTGATGTTAGGTCTTGAACGTTTAACTAATCTAATAATCATCTCGCCTCCGTTATATCGTGGATAAGCGTGAATTCACCGCCTGCGAGCGTTCTGATTAATCCTTGTGGGCTGGTGCATTGCAAATCCCAGCTTGCAGTTTCCCACTTCGCGCCTAGCGTTTTATCGTGCGACAATGTAACGGTTACTAGATTTTCACTTACAGTAATCTCACCTGTTTCAGTTGATAGCTTGATAATCTCGCCTTTCTTCGGCTCAATCCACATATCAAACTTGCTACCAGTTAAATCACTCTTCTGCTCGTCATCTTCTAGGATTTCGAAAGTCCACCCATCATCATCACCACGCACTGTTTCTAGCTCAATGTTTTCCATTTTTGCTCCAATAAAAAACCGCACGATGATTGCTCAAAGTGCGGTTGGTTTAGTTTAAGGTTGATTAGATTACGATTTGACCGTTTTCTTTCAGATAAGCATAAATACGTTCTAATTCAATCTGCTCTGTCGTTTTACCAATGTCATCTTTGGTTAATGGCTTGCTTATTTGTTCTTTTTCTGCTACTGCATCAATCCATTTATAATCAGAGATGATAGGTGTAAAGTTAGTTACGGAGCCGTCACTATCCTCACCAGTGCCTAATACATACTTGGCATTGATTGAGCCATCTTCTTGCTTGGAGTATGCAGCAATAGCTGAATACATTGGATTTAAGATTTTGTTGAATGTTGTCATTTTTTCTCCTGTTTTAATATCCAGTAATATCTACAATAATTGCGTTAGCATAGAATGAATCATCGTTATATGTCATCCCTATTCTTCCAGCACCTTGAGCATCGTGATTGATAGAGTTAAATTTGATTTGATTATCAACCCTGATACTTCTCATTATTTTGCGACAGTAATCTGGCGTGATGTTTATGCGGAATCCATAGTTAGAAAGAATAACTCCGTATTTTTCGCCTGCTTTCATTGTTTCGGTGAAAGTGCCTTTGTTTAAATTTGTATCTACGATTTTAATTGGTCTAAGGAATTTATGGTTTGAAGAGAAAACAACTCGGCCATTGCTATCATACGTTTCTATTCCATATCCACCGCTTTTGGATGTGTTTGTATTAAATATTAAATACTCAACGTATGTTGCATTTGGGCTGTATAAAACTATATTACCGCCATTTTTCTTAAACTGAGCGACATCACCATTACAACTAGATATAACAATAATGTCGGTGTCGGATACAGAAATATTTGCGAAACCGCCAGAGAATTGAGATCGCCCTCGTCTTTGTAGAGACATACTTAAAAAGCCGTCATTTACATCTGTAATACCTGAAAATCCGTACATTAGTAAACTCCATAGAAAACTCTGATTAGAGGTTTATTTCTTATCGAGCCTTGATAGCGGAAATCCGCTGGAGACTTAATAATTCCAGAGAAAGTATTTCCGCTTATTCTTGCTTCTGAAATGTATGGCATATCAACCGCTATAGCCACTTGATGAGATAACTCTTGATTGTTGGTCGAGAGCGTAATTGGAATAAAAACAACATTCCCGACATTTGTACCAGCGGTTATACTAAAGCTACCTATTGGCAAGTCTTTGTAGCCTATATACTTAAATAACCTATTCTCTGTTGAGAATGTTATATTGTTTGAGGTGTCATAAGTTTCAATTCCTTGATTAGACACTTTTACCCTCCTCTTTCGCTTCAGCAAAACTAATAACAAAACGACCGATACAATCGATACAAACAAGATTAAACTAATCATAATTTACCTATCTTAACTCGTACATTGCCTCTCTCGTCATAAACAATAATACTGTCATTGTTTACAACCATTCCAACCTTTCCAGTTGCCGCTCTCATTTCAACCTGCCCATCTCTACTAACCTTAAATCTATTATTGATATTAAGTGACCCACCGTTAATATCGCCCATGTTTGAGCTGACAGCAGAGAGTTGAGACACATTAAGTTTATCGGCAGTTAGTGACCGTGTAGCGATATGCTCAGCTCCGATACTACCTGCCGCAATATGTTTCGCCGCTACTGCACCAGTGGCAATCTGATTAGCTGTAACGCTATCAGCCGCCATTTGTTGAGCGGTGATTGAGTTGGTTACAATCGAGCCACCGTGAATAGCTGTAACACCTGCATTCTGCCATGGGCTAGGTTGAGTTGTGTATTCTGTACACTCTTCCAACATTGGGTTTGCGATTTTAAGTGTGGCGACAGATCGCATATCACGCATAACACAAGTAACTGACACATATCCAGAATTGGGCGCGGTAAAGAATACGTGAGTGCGAGTTGATGGGTCAATGCCACCAGTTCCCTCCTCCATCGCTCCTGACTGTGAATATCCAGAAATACTTCTGCCTTTTCGACCGGAAAAAGCGAAATTGCTAATCCAAGAAGTGCCATCACTAGCAATCTCTTGCACCATTAGTTCGCCAGTACATTGCCAAGCATCAACAAAGGCTGAAAAACAGTATCTTTGATTTGGCACAACTCTAACCACTTGCTCTACAACATTCCACCAGCTTGACACATTAGAATTAGCCATAACTCTAGCAGTTAAAACGGCTCCATTGGTAACCAATCCATTGAAATTGGCACTTGTCCATCTTGCTAGACTGGTTGTTTGCTCTGCTAGACTGCCATTACCTCTATTCTCACTCCAGCCATAGGCATTATTGTCAAAAATAGGGTTGTAAAGTAGATTGCCGCCAAGTCCAATCGCTAACTTATCAGCGGTAATCTGCCCTGCTGCCATGTGTTCAGCTCGCACCGCTCCAGCTTGTAATGCGCCAGCTCCGATTGTATTCGCACCAATTTGATCAGCTTGTAAAGTGCCGACTAATTGCGTTGTTTTAATACGGATTCCACTTGCATCAATTCCGTTTTCAAGGTATTTGCTACCGTTCCAAGTGTATAACTTGCCGTCTGCGGTGTTGTAAACTTGTTTATGCCCTTGATATTCGCCAGTGTTCAAGCCGTTGACTGTTTTAATCAAATCTAGGTTGCGAGCTGGTAATGCAGTATCAATGACTTCATTAACGATGTTTTGAGAGAGCTTTTTATTTAAAATCTCTAACTCTGCATCAATATCAACCGAACTTTCGCCACGCAAGCCACTTTGCTGACTAAATGGGCCAATGTTCACGCCTCGAGTATGTCTTAGCCAGTAGTATCTAACTTTCTTAGCTCCAACTTCGTGCGTGTACATTCTTGCAGTAACTTTCGTTAAGCGTGTGGCGGTCTTAATGTTATTAGTTTCGCTAACAAAAATCTCTGTCGCTGTGGCATCATTAATCCAATCCCACTCGATTGTAATGTTACCCAATCCACCAGTTACTCTAACGCCTGTTGGTGCTGGAGGTTTATCAATGACAAAGGTTTGTGTTCTTTCGCTTAAGACCTGTCCTTTCTCATTTTTAACTTGGATTAAGACTGAGTATTCACCATTTTCTAAGCTGTCTAAGTTTAGATTTGGCGATGTTTGACCTAATCGGATATCGTACAATGCACCATCTTTATAGATGCGGAAATCATACTTAATAACACCGTTACCGCCAGTAACATCGCCAGCAAATGAAATACTACCGTCAGGATTAACCGTTACACCGATATTGCTCACTTGTGGCACAGCAAGGATTGATGTTGCTTTAGGCTCAAACTTTGCCCCATTGTCAACAATCGCCTCTTTCTGTGGTTCGTGTTGTAAAGCTGTAATGGTGTATTTGCCTTTGGTCTCCTCCTTAACGGATAGAGCTTTAAATAACTGGCTTGCTACCTGTTGAGTGGATAGAGACCATACACCATAAGCCTCTAGTCCAACTGGAGTTTGGTCTAAAGTTATTTCCGCACCGTTTACAGATACAATCTTAATATCTTGGTGTTTTGCTTGAGCGTTAATGTAACTAAAGTAGCTGTTGCCATTAACCGATATTTCTCGGTCTAAGGTAACTTTCTTACCATTAACAGATAAAACTCGACCGCCAACGTTGGTACCTGCGTAATACGTATCAGCAACCTTAATGATGTCGCCAGGGATATTCATTAATCCCTCTGCTCCAACGGTAAAGCTAACTGTTTTAGTTTCTAGTTTCTCGGTCTGAAGTAACCATAAACCAGTGCGATGCGCTTGTCCTCTAGATGTACAACCAAAGGCGGTGATTTTCTTAACGTTTAAGCCGTTTTTACGGATTGATTCATCATCTGAAACATACTCAATCGCTCGCTCGTATGCGTTATCTTTGTCAGCGTATTCAACTTGAATTGCATTATGGCGAGATTTCTTAGCGGAATAAGTGTAACTAAACCCATCTTTGCTTACATTCGCATTGGTGTAAGTCCAAACCGGATCGGCTGGTCTATCCATGATGAATGTTAATTGTTGACCCTGCCAAACAGGGATTGCTCTAAATACCGAACACAGATTAGAGATTAATTCATAAGCTTGCGATTGTTCTGTTTTGTATAAATTACAGGTGAATCTAGGCTCTTTTCCACCAAAGCCATCGGGGACTAGCTGGTCGCAATATTGAGCGATTTGGTATAGCGTCCATTTATCTGCGGTAAATGCCGGCAAATCTTCCCAACCTGTACCGTATCGTTTACGCAGAATGATGTCGTAAAGCACCCATGCTGGGTTATCAGTCCAACTTAACTTAAATGTACCGTCCCACATTCCCGTATATTTGCGAGTGTAAGGGTCGTAATTGCTAGGAACTTGAACTTTTATACCTAAAATGTCATAGGTTCGAGTTGGAATAGAGCTAAATTGCTCTGAATCAAATTTAACCCCAATCAAAGCAGTGTTAGGGTAAGTGAATTCAGTGTCAATAATTTCTGTGTAGCTAGACCATACCGTCCCATTCTGTAATCGTTGAGTGTTACTATCTTCTGTCACTCGTTCAATTTTGACAGTAAATGGAACTGGCGGAAGATTGTCAAAAGTGTGTTGCTGTAGGTATTGTGAGCTATATTTCCCGTTAATAGTAACTGGATAGGTTTGAGTGCCAATAGTGATGATGAGATTAACTTTTGAACCGTTCGTATCGCCATTCTCTTCCTGTTTAAAGAGAGATTGCACCCCGATTGTTAAGCGTAATCTAGAAACCTTGTCATCTGTAACAGTTCGAGTAATAGGTAAATTCTTTTTAACTTGCGTTCCTACACTAATCTCTTTCTCGGAGGTGTTAAATCCTTGAATAACATCTTGAACTTGGCTACCTACTCGCCCCTCTATTTGAACGTTATTGAAGTTATACGACCCGTCTTTGTTTTGAACTGGCGTATTGTTGAAATAGACAGATTTTAAACCATCAGCAAGCCCCTCGATTTCGCCCTCTGAAATAATCTCAACAATCTTGATTAACTGCTTACTTCTTCCTGTTTCTTTAGCCTCTACGGGCGCATGACCGCCACCGCCACCTTTACCCATTATTAGCTCCTATTCTTAAAAATCGGTAGAATTTTGCCTTGTTTGTTTTCTGGAGGATTTCTGTCAACGTCCATTGTTTCAATCCCTTGCGAGATAATCAGTGAGCCAGCTCTAATTCGCCCATACGCTAACGGAACAATTCTTCCTTGTGCCGCCATGTTTGAAAGATTGGTAAAAGAAGTTGATTGTTTCTTCTCTTTTTCTGAACCAAGTTTCATCTCTGGCATCTTTGTGAGCATCTGAGCGACACCGCCAAGCAATAACGATGCGCCTAATCCGCCAACTATCCATGCAGCATTTGCGCCAATCACTCCAGCTAGCGGGCCTAACGCTAAAGCGCCAGCAATAAGAGCCACGCCAGTAATTACTCCAAACAACCCTCCACGCTTTGAGCCTTTCAGTGTTGGAGTGAAGTGTACTGTCGCATCGTCTTTTAATTTTTGGCTTAACCCTTGCTCTAAGTATCTGTTATTCAAATAATCTCGACCTACTCTTACAGTAAATAATCCTTGCTGAATAAACTGTCTTAGTTTTGGGATCTGACTAGTTAGAGCGTGTACTACTTCGGCAGGTGTCTTGCAGTCTAGATTAAATTCAGATCCAAACTGCTTAAGGCTACCGTAAAATCTAACGTTGACCATTCTTTGTGTCTCCAAATGCTATGTGTGTGTTTGAGCCAATAACCATCATATAAATCACGCTTGGATAATCGTTTTGGTGCGTGATGAAGAACCATTTGATTACCTACATAAATCGCAGCGTGGTTTGGCACATCTGAACCAATACTGATTAAAATCACATCACCAATTTGAGGCTCATTAACTTTCTCAAATCCGTGTTTTTCCATGTTGTCCAAGTAGAGATCGAAACCATCTTCCCACCAGTATTCTTGTCGTTCAAAGTTAGGGAATTCACGACCAGATAACCGGTAAAAATCTCTGAACAGGGTGTAACAATCCATTTCACCGTGTTTAAACTCACGACCGATTAAAAATGGAATTTTCGGGAAAATGTGGATTTGATCATCGCAAACTAGCCAAAAATCTAACTGGCTATATAGCTGCGTTTGTAAATCTGCTTGTGATAGTTTTGGCTCACCTTGTGGGTGAGAGTGGACCAAGGCTAAAATTTCACCTTTCTCTGATGCGTTGATGTAATCTTCTGCCGAGATTTCAAAGTGGTTATCTTTATCCTCTGCTACGTTTTTACAAGGTATAAAGACTTTTTCATCGCCTACTAAAACAACAAAACCACAGCTTTCCTGTGGTTCTTCTGATTTTGAGTATTTGATTATCTCGTTGTGTAGCTTTCCGTCCATTATCTACCCCAATTTATCAACGCTGACAAATCCGCCATAGTTTTGCGTGTTGCTTCTTAGCTTGCAGCCAGTCAATAAACCACTGCACTTGTCCTTTTTAGGGTCGTTTGTCGGTTGGTCTTTTTCATCTGCCACCGCTCGCCCTGTATAACCGCACTCAACGCCACGATAGAGCCACGAACAAGTAGAGGTTATCATTCGTCCAATCACTGCGTTATCAGTCTCTGACGGCAAAGCTAGAGTAAATTGAGCTACATCTCGGTTAAGCGAGGATAATTGCTCAATCAAGAAATAGCTCAAGACTTCCTGTGACGGGTCGGCTTGCTTGTTACCATCTACGAAATTTACCGCATCAAGATAGTGCATATAGACTAATCTTCGTCTAACTACGCCACCTAAACACTGCTCAAAGCGATTACAAAGTGCGGTAACAAATCCACCAACGTTCCCGATTGTTAATGTTGGTCGGTTACTTGGGCCACTGCCTGATAACTCAAAACCATCTGCTTTAACTGCAAATGGCTGATAAGTCTTTCCTTGCCATACAATAGGCTGTGATTTTTCATTAGTGCCAGCATAAAAGCGGTACAGCTCGCCACTAATCCCATCGCTATCACGCAATGGTCTTAAATCCACCTCAAACAGCTCAATGAGTGCATTTTGCTCTAGCTTGGCAAGGTCTAACCTGAATTGATTACTAATTGCTTGTGGCATTATTTACTCCAAATAAAAACCGCACCCTGTTTCCAAAGTGCGGTCTTTTTAAATGATGTTTTCTACATTTCACAGCGTTGCTTTATTTGCGCTCTGCTGTTGTGTAGTAATTGGGTCTGCGGAAGACGCTCCAACAATTTTTTGATTATCGGTTGTGTGTCATGGATAACTTTATTACACCATCTTAAATTAAATTCAGGCAAGCTATAAAGGTTGCCGTGAATAATTGGTTGGATTTTTCGTAACAAGAAACCAACACTATCGGAAAAATGCGTAAATGCCATCCAAGTATTGATTAAATCTTTAAGTTCGTTCTCAGTTAAATTAAGATTCATACTTAATTCTTTCTTTTCCTCGATAATCAATTCACCCTCTAGAACGATTTTATGAATATACTCCACCGCTTGCGGTAACTGCTCTAATGTCAAATCTTCGATTGATTCCACGTTAAAGCGGTGGTGGATTAAATGGTAGGCATCGGAATAAATTAATCCTTTCTTGCTTACCAACATGTTTACTGCATTTCGTAATCCTGTTCGTTGGTCTACTGTCGTTTTGCTGTAAGAGCCAGTTTTACGAATTGCCGGCAAAACTTCTGCCGTTACCCATTTTCTAAAACGATGTGGAACAGATTCTTTTTTCACTGCGTCACGGCAGCGGAGGATCAAAGTGTACATTCCGCTTTCGCTGATGATAGAAATACTTTGAGCGCCTTTTCCTGCCTGACTGTCGGTTAAACCGATAGTCGCCTTTTCATCATCATCTAGCTTTAATAAAGCATCGCTTACGTTAGATATTTTTAACGTGTCACAAACGTCCTTAGCAATAAACCAAGGCTCATTGTTAATAGCTAAAGTGCGGATGGATTTTGATTCAAATTTGAATGTAGAGAGTTGGGATTGAGTTTTCATTGAACACTTCCTTTTGATGGATTGATAATTTACCCATAATTGGGCGACCAACGGCTCAAAACCTGTGTTCAATCAGGCGGAGTTATTCCCTTTCGGTATTGTATTCCTCGCACCGTCGGTCATTGATTCTTTGAGAATTTTATAATGGCGGTAAAATTTTCAAATTTTAGATACAAAAAAATCACGCTGACGGGGTGAATAATACCGTTGAACATAAGGCTTTTGAGACCTTGAAACACATACTAATAAAAAATCCCCTTGGGTGTCAAGGGGTATTATCTATAATCCAGCTGCTTTAACTAATTCCTTCAATCCATTAATTTCATTTTGGGTGAAAGAATACTCGTTATTACAAATCTTGATGTCAATCTGGTTTGCGTTTGCCAGCTGTTTAAGTTGGACATCTGTAGGACGATAAATATTTAGCTGTAAATAGAAGTCACGCATCGCTGTTAACCCAGAATTATACGGTTTTAAATTGAATTTTTTACCATCAACTAACCAGTGGGTTTCATCACATTTTACAGGAGAACGCCCTTTTTTAGTGATAAGCAATTCGTTATATTGTTTCTTATTCTTTATAACAGAGAATTTCTCAGGGACTATAGTCTGAGTGTATTGACTACTTACAATTCCAGATACCTGCCACTTTATTACACGTTCACCAGTGAATTTATCTGTCTTATCCGTAATTTCACCCTTTAAAGCTAATTCGTCTTGTTTTGCCCATTTTTCGCTTAGGCTTTCTTTCTTTTGTTGTTGTACGGCACATCCAGATAAAAATGCAACCATAACTCCAATCAATAGTAATTTTTTCATTTTTATTTCTCCAAAGGTAAAAAGAGATCATATTATACAAATGTGATTTTTTGAATTCTATGATCTTGCTCAAAATTCGAAAAATTACGCTACCACTTCCTCAAACTCACAAGTAAACTCCGTGAAGTTCAAATCCATCTTCGCTGGCCATTTACTACAAACAACTTTGATATTCTTGCCAGTAAACGGGTCCTTAAAAAGAAAAGGATGAACTCCTTTGTGTCTTTTAAAGAATTCATCCACTTCTAGGCGGTCTTTATTTTTAACCTTGACCGATACAGAATAAGAACGGAGTAAACTATTAATGCCTTGTAATTGACGTTGAGTATATCCATCTCCAAATTCAATCGTGTTTACAGTTGGCTCATTATCAATCTGAAAATCAGGTCTAATACACCATTTAAATGTTTCCATATTTACCCCTAAGCAAACACACCACCAGAACGCATATTGTTTGAAATAATACCGTTGGTTTCATTTCTTGCTATCTGACGAATTAACTCTACTGTGATTTCGGTTTCGCCATTTCGCTGCCTTTGCTCAACACTTGCATTAACTGGCTCGCCATTATTGATTACTTTGACGGATATATTTCCACCTGCCATAGGTTTATATCCGGTTGACGGAATAGAGCCTACTGCCCCACCTGTGGCATAGCCACGACCATAATTAAGATGGTTTAAAAAGCCAATCCCTAATCTCGATGTTGCCTCTTTGGTGATGACGTATTCGCCACGATGAACCACGCCAGCAGGTGTATATTTACCACCATCACCAGTATAACCACCGCTAGAATACCCACTGCTAGAATACCCAACATAACCACCATCAGAATATCCAAGGGCACTTGCAGCAGATTTGATAGCGTTGAAAATCATCATCTTCACAATCATTGCTGAAATATCTTTCAAGATTGATTGAGCCAATGAGCGGAAGTCTGCTTTACCTGTTACAACAAAGTCAGTTAAAGCGTCAGACATTCCATTAAAAGCTTTTTGAGTAATGTTAGAGATATTTCCAGCCACATCATTAACCGAATCATCAAATTGTGCTATACCATCCTTAATGCCTGCAATCGGATCTGATTTTCTCTGATTTTCAGTCTCTTGGATAACCGCTCTACGCTCTTTCAGTTTTGCGATTTCTTCATCAAGCTTAGCAATGTTTTCTTGTGACATTCCGATTTTTAATCGAGATGCCTCAAGGTCTAACTGATGATTATATTGAATTAATTCTTGCTCTTGTCTTGTTTTGCCAAGCAGCTCAAGCTCAAACTGCATCTCTCGCAACTTTTCACCGTTGTCATAGGTAAATTGAGCAATCACCACGCTTTGTTGTGCCGCATCAATTTGAGCAGCCATATCTTTAAGTTTAGCCAATCCATCTGCACCAAAATGAGCATATTTCTCGCCATTCGCTGCAATATCTTGAGTAATTTTGTTTAGCTCTTGATATTGGCTGACTTGACCGAATACAGAAATATCTTGAGCATTTGCTCGAATTTCTGAAAGTCTGCGCTCCATCTCACTTAGTTGATCGGTATACTGTTTCACATAATCAACTTTAGGACCGCCAGCTTTTTTAGCTGCTTTAATCTCAGCTTGAGAACCCAACAAGGCAAAATTACTATCAACAACCGCAGAAAAATCAGCGGAATCTTTTTCAAATCCACTATTTAATGCGTTATCTTCCGCTTGTAATCTACGTTTCTTGGTTGGGTCGGCTTCTTTGTTAATTGCGATTTGGCGATTGTTTCGCTCGATTAACTTGGTCGCCTTATCGCTTAAAGCGTTTTGAACGCTAAAGCCAAGAGTATTAAACTGGCTTGCAACCAAGACAGCCATCGCACCCATTCGCTCAACTGCACTTGTAATAGATGCAGCACCGCTTTCAGCGCTTGGGAAAATTCGGTTTAAATCATCGAGAGAAAACCCGATTGAATCAATGCTGACTTTGGAAGTGTCCAGCGTTGGCAATAAGCTCTTTAATTTATCGTTAAATTCAGCAACAGGAACCTGACCGATGATTGTTTTCAAATCATCTTCAGATTTAGTTAGTTTTTCGTTAGCTTTCGCAAGCTCAGCCTTTTTAATCGCTAAATCTTGCGTTGCTTTTGCCAACGCACTCAAATACGCTGAATCTTCAGCTTTTCCGCTCTGCTGTGCGATTTGTTTGCCTTGCTCGATTATTCTGTTGAGCTTTTCATACTCTTCTTCTAATCGCTTAATTTCGTCCTTTTGTGCAGTAATGGATTGCTCTAATTTAGCTCTCATTCCGTCAAGGACTGCGGCCGATGTATTGGCTAATTTGCCAGTCGTTACATCTAAACTATCAGCAAAGGACAATAATTCTTGTCTGGCAGCCTCTGTTTTTTGTTGGTAATCAAGGAAAACACCAACGCCAGCGGATAAGCCTAGAGTTAATAATCCTAACGGACCACCAACAAAACCTAACGCACCGCCTAAGCCTTTACCTGTTGCGGTTAAAGCTTGCTGTGCAGCAGATAAATTTCTCGTTGCTGCGGCTTGAGCCGACATAGCGGCAGATGCTTGAATACTCGCTGCAATCCAAGTGCGGATTTTCCCAACGCTCCAAATCACACCTGCACCTGCTGCAAGGCTCGCCACTACGGTTAAGTGATTAGCGATTTCGTTGATAGCCTTAGCAAATGCCTCGCTTGCTCCTGTTGATTTATCTAACTCCCCAATCCATTTAATGGTTGATGTGTTTAGATTTTCAAAGGCTGCGGAAATGGTAAGAATACGAGTGTTAAACTGGTCGTCAACGGATTCTTTGGCTCGTTCTAACGCCGGAACGAGAACGTCCATCGTTAGTTTACCCTCTTTCGCCATATTGCGAAGTTCGCCAGTGGTAACGCCTAAACCTGTTGCAATCGCTTTCGCTAATGCTGGGGTTTGCTCCATCACGGAATTGAATTCATCACCCCGTAAAATCCCACTTCCTAACGCTTGCCCGAACTGTGTCAACGCTGCATCGGCTGCACTGGCACTTGCACCAGATACCGCTACCGCTTTAGATACTGTTTCGGTTAAACTAGCAATCTGTGCCTGACTAATCTTTAACGTTTCGGCATTTTGAGCAAATCGCTGATAAACTCCAGAAGTCGCATTAATACTTTGGTTTGTTTTTAATGCAATATCAAAAACGTTATTTAAGCCTTTAGCACTACTGATTGATGCGCTTTCGACTAATCGAAGTTTATTTTGGATTTCTGTATATCCATCGGCAAAACCTTTTAATTGATTTACGCCAAAGCCAGCTATACCAGCCTTGAAAAGGTTCGCAGATACACGGTTGAGCGAGTTCATCGACCGCTCAATATTGTTTAATTGTTTGGTAGTGGTATCAGTGAAACGTTTGACTCTGCCTTGTGCGTTATTGATACCACTTTGAAATTTAACCTGATCTAACTCAAGCTGAATATTTAAGTGTCCTAATGAGCCTGCCATTTTTACTCCAGTTATCTATTTGCCAAGTATTCAGCAGAACCGTCATCGGATTCCTCTTCCTTTCGCTCTTTGTAGAAAGGCATAAAATCTGATAATTCTGGCGGTTTGCCTTTCGGATCACGATTAACCATTGCTAAAACATGCGAAATTTGAGCTGTACGATAATCATCACGCCACAACCCGAACGGTTGTTCTTCGTAAAATATGCGATATTCCTGCAAGTGGCTTTCAGGCATCTGCTCAATTTCTTCTAGCGTCTTACCGAGAGAAAGCGACAGGTTTATTTGGAACTTTCTTCGGCTGGTGAGTTTTTTGGTTCACCGTCCATAATAGCTTGATTAAGTTGCTCAATAACCGCTTTATCTAACTGCGCTAACTGCTCTAAATCGTTTTCATCTTCGGCATTGAATAGGTTTACACCGTGTTCATCACATAAACGCATAGCGATGGTGCGTGTTAATTTGTGTTTGTCGTAAACTTTGGCTAATTGCTCGGTTAATGTATCCTCATTGGTAAAATCAAGCGTGATACCTTGAGCCTCAGCAATTCGCACTAATTCTTGTTGTTGTCCGTATAAGGCCTTATTCATTTCACCAACGGTAAACTCACGGATGTAATAGGTATCACCTAAAATCTCCACTGGTTTAACTTTTGGCTTATGTGATAAAAGTTTGTCTCTTAAATTCATTCGTTCCTCCTTAGAAAAGAAAACCGAGAGGATTAACTCTCGGTCTTATTGGTTACGCTGCTGTTGGTAACAAGTAATCACGTTTTGCTTTTTTGATGGTTACACCAGATTCAAACTTACCTTTTACTTCACCGCTGAAGTTAGGTGAGGTTTGAATAAATCCAGTACCATATAAAGCACCTTGATTGTTTTTCAAAATCATCAACCAAGGGAATGTCTCTTTGTTGTAGAATTTTTTACGCAAATCTTGCTGCATTGTGGTCGAAGGAGCGTAATAGAAAGACAGCTTAATCGAGCCGTATTCAATCTCACCTGCTTCTGTTTCTGTACCCTCTGAACACATTGTAGTGATGTCAGTTTCGCCCAATGTATCACCGTCACCATCAATCTGTTTAATTGCGCAGAAGTTGCTTGATAATTGGATTTTTGAGACTTTTGCCTTAGTAAAATCAGTCGGTTTGTCAAAACCTTTCCAGTCCACTTCGTCAGCAAGCGTTACTGTGTCAGTCGAAACAGATTTCACAGGATAACAGCCATCTAAAGCACCTAATCCAGTGATTCGGATAAAATCACCAGCTTTTAAGCCGTTACCTGTTGCGGTAATTGTGGCATTTGGCGTAACAGTACAAGCTGTGATAGCTTTTTCTGTGTCGTAGCCAACGCCTAAATAAAACTTAGTCCCTTGGAAAGGGGTTGTTTGTGTTGACATATTTAGTCCTCGTATTTAATTTGATACTTAAGGCTGGAGATAAACCAGGTGCGATTTGTTGCGTCTTGATCATATTCATAGCTCATCAAATCAATTTCTTGGATAGTTTCCGCTAGCTCGTCACTCGCTATAGCGCTCTCCAGTCGTTGTTTAATTTGCTCCGCGATATCGTCTAGCTCATCATCACCTACAGCGGTTTTCAAATAAGTTGAGATGTTTAAGGTTGCAGTATATTCGTGATGGCAAAGATCTATTGACTCACAAGAGATATCATCAATGGATATCGCGATTGCCGATGTCTCTTGATCTATATCAATAAACAAAGGGCGACCCGAATAATAATTCTCAACACCTATAATGTTAGTATTGAGTAAATTAAAAATTTGATGTCTAATTTTCTTATGTATTTGCACCGCCTACTCCTTATTTTCGAAAAACAGAGTTCAATTCTTTCGATAGTTCAACTTTCACCTGATCTGAATAATTCTTCAGTTCACGGTGAAACGCATTGGTTAAAGGTGTAGCAAGCGGTATTTTCACAACGTCAATAGGATAGCGAGATTTCCCTCTGCGCTGCATCACCTGCTTTCGTCCGCTTGATAGGGTTTGGATAAACCCTCTCTGGATTCTATGTTGCCCGATTTTAACCTGCCCTCGTCCTATATTAATCCGATATCTAGAGCTTTCTAGCAACCGAATTAAAGGCAAGTTTCCACGGTTTACACGTATCTTTGCAACAGGTCTCCGAAGTGTGGCTTTTTTAGTTAGCTGGACTCGCTTTTTGATTAATTTTATTGGCGCTTTAACCTCTTTTGATACGGCTTTTGTTCCGTTTTTAATGGCATTTCGCGCTACTTTATTAATGCTTTTCGCCACACACTTAGGCACAGATTGACTAGCTAATTTTTCAAAATTAGCCTGTAATGCCGCCAATCCTTCGATCTTAGACGCCACATTTACTCCAACTGCAATACAATCTTCCCATCTTCAAAACTAAAACCACGAACGACATATTTAGCATTAGATGCTGTGATAACATCGCCAAGTTTTGGTTTATAGCCAGATGATTTAAAAAGAGATAAAGTTCTGGTTGTGCCATTGATCAAATAATCATCGCCACCACCCATAACTCTTGGCTCCTCATCTAAAACCGCTTTATATTTTTTGCCATTGATAACATAGACGGACATCATCACATCTGATATGACTTTGTCCGCCTGTGCTAATGCGTTATCAAATGGACTAAGCGTTGATCTTGACATCTACGGTGTCCACAGATGCACCGCTTGCGCGCCACGCAACGCCTAAGCGTTTGTTACTACCAGCGGTAATTGTTGCGCCATCAGTTGACCAGTAAACAATCGCACCTTGTTTGATATCATCGGCCGCCTTTGCTTTAACCGTGAAAACGCCAGTAGTTAAACCAACACCAACACCACCTTGAGCAACATCAGATACTGCGATTGTGGCAAGATTTTCTAAAAGCACCACATCACCACTTTTTACATTAGCAGCAGCGGTAAAGCGCACGGTGTTTCCGCCTTGTACGTAATTTTTAGCCATATTTATTTAATCCTATGATTTATTTAGCAAAAAACCCCCCCTCCATTTAAAAAACGGGCGGTGTTTTTGGGGTTTTAGTTATTTTTTTGTTACTTTTTCAATGCCACGATAGTCAATCACGTTAACACCTGCATCAATGCGTACTTTGGTTGATACACCGTCAACGGTAAAGCCGTTTTGTTGCTCAATGTACGGGGTGTCGATACCGTCAAGGTAAGATACCTCAATAGCCTCTTTGTTGATTAAGTACCAAGATTTCGGATCGGCGACTTGTAAACGCGCTGATTTAAGCGCGGGCACAACATCGCGGATTGGGTTAATGATGCCAGAGTTAATATCAGCACCTTCAACACTTGCAGAGCCTAGAATCTGTTTAGCACGGGTGTAGAGTGATGTTGGCAACAACATAAACTCAGGTTCGATTGCTAGTGGCTCACCGCGAGCATTAACAAAGCCATTCATCAGTTGGATAGCTTTATCAATATTGGTTACATCCAATGCTGCATTATCAAATGAGTTTTTGTGAGAGGCATCAAATAATTTTTTGCCATCTTGGGCAATCGCGTTACCTGTTAACAAGGCAAACACTAATTTAGCGATTGTCGCACGTGCAGCTTGTCCCATTTTTTCAGGGATTTTTGTCAACAAGTGCATGTCGTCATTAAGGATTGCTTGACGGGTAATGCTAAATAACTGCCCGTATGTTGCTAATGCAACGCTTGCACCCTCATCGCCGATTGTGCCGTAGGTGTACTCCTCACCCTCACCAACTTGAGGCAAGTAGCCGAAGTCACCTAAACCAACGCGTTTCGCTGGGCGGAAGTCGGTTAATGTGCCGTGAGAGGTAAACTGATCAAAGTTTTCCGCTGCGGTTTCCCAACCTTTGAGCAATGATTTGTGCGCCACATCAATTAAGATTTGACCAAAATCAGAGCTTGAGTGCGTAAATGCCAAGCCAACCATGCTCATTGCATTATGACCTGACACGCTAATACCACGATCAACCAATGACGCCCGGGCAAGCTCACGCAAGGTCATTGCGTTGTAGGCATTGTCTTTGGCATCTGCTTTGTCTTTGTCGATACCGGCACGGGCTAACAAAGATTGTTTAACGCTATCACCAACAATATTACCGTTATCTGCATAAGGCGTTACTGCTGCGCTTGGGGTTGTACCTGCGCCAAGTTTAGCCAATAACTTGTCTTTGGCTTGCTCTGCGGTAATTGATAAATCACCCAAACACTCAACCAACAAAGAATCGTGAGCTGAGCCAAACGGAGCAAATACCGCTTTAATATCTGCATTGCGTTTGTTTAACTCGGCTTGCACTTGAGCTGTATTATCTACTGGCACAGTTGATGATTTATTAACTGGCGCTGATTGTTCAGTTGGTGTTGCTTGTGGTGCAGATGCGCCAGAGTTGCCTTGTGGCTTAAACAACATATTTTTAATTTCATTAGGCATTTTTTCAAAGTCCTCTAATTTTCGTGATTTAATAGACGCCATCGCCACAAGTGGTTCGGCTAGTTTGTCGGCAAAGCCTTGCTCAACGCATTCTTTACCGTTGAGCCAAGTTTCCGCCGATAGCATTTCTGCTAATTCTTCCGGTGTTTTCCCGGTTTTGTTTGCGTAAGCTGGGATTAGCGTATTTTCGACTTTGTCTAATAAGTCGGCATACTTGCGCATATCCTCAGCATCGCCACCTTGGATACCCCAAGGCTTGTGGATCATCATCATTGCATTTTCTGGCATGATTACTTCATTTCCTGCCATTGCAATAACGCTCGCCATACTTGCCGCCAAACCGTCAATGTAAACTGTTACATTGGCTGGATGATTTTTTAGCAAGTTGTAAATAGCGATTCCGTCAAAAACATCACCACCTGGGGAGTGGATATGTAAGTTAATCTGCTTGAGATTGTTTCCGCAGTCTTTTAAGTCCTGCGCAAAGCTCGCTGCAGATACTCCCCAAAATCCGATCTCATCATAAATTGAGATTTCTGCCGTATCGTTGGCTTTGGCTTTGATTGAGTACCAAGACTGGTTATTCGTCTTTGTCGCGCTCGTTGCCATCGCCACCGGCGACAGAATCATCTTTTGCTTTTTCATTTGTCGTACCTGTGTTAGTTAAATCTGTGTCAAACTTGAGACCAAATTTGCGGTTTTCCTCAACCTCAACTCTTCGTCTGCGTTTAACTTCTGCTGGATTGCTACCGCCCGCTCGTACAGCTTGGCTTTCCGTTGCCAATCCACCTTTAATGCGCTCTTTCCACGCTTGCGCCTCTTTTGTCGGATCAATCCACGGCATAACTGGTCCACTATAAACAGCGTTATAAAGTGATGCAGGATCAATATCGACTGGCACCTCAATTTCGCCACTAACAATCGCCATTTTTAGCCATTCTCTGTATATCGGGCGTGAGATGTGCGCGACAAAGGTATCTTGTAAAACCGCATACCCCTCAAAACTTTCAACCAATTCTTGTCTTTGGCTTGAGTATGTGCCGTTGTAGTCACGTGCAATGCTTGAGTAACTTGAGCGAGTACCAGCAGCCGTTGCTCTTAATTGACCGTTTCTAAAGGTTTCGAGGTTAACGTTTGGTCGGTTTGAGTTGATTAACCCGATGTCCTCACCAGGTTTTAAATCATCAATGATTGCACCTGGAGCAATCTCAAAATCTCGCTCCGGACTGTCTGCGCTGTAATCATCATTATCTCCGTAAAGTGCGGCATCGCCTTTTTTGATGTACATCGTAAAGGCGGCCGCCAATCATGCGGGCACACGCTCGCTCTTCTCCCACACCTTTTAGTCAGC